ACTTGTTGATCGAGCGATAGCCGCCGATCTTGCGCGGCAGGGCGCGCTGGAAGCGCACCCACTGCCCGTCGACGTACTGGTCGCCCTCAAACTTCGTGCCGTCCCGCTTGATGCCGGGCAGCGACTTTATCTGGATAATGTTCTCGGCCACCTAAAATGTGCCGCCGTTGACGGTGCCGGAAGGCGCGACACCGAGCACCGTCCACACAGCGGACGCTACGGTCGCTGTGACAATGGGGTCGGCGAACGACGTGATGCCGAGACTGAGGCGCGCGGCCGACGCCGTCGTCGCGCCTGTGCCGCCGTCCGACACGGTGACCGGCAGCGTGAGCGACGTCGGATCGGAGGCAAGAATTATGTTGCTCCCGTCGCAGTAGTAGATGCCCTTGGCGCCCTGATTGATTTGCTTCGGCGTCCCGCCGCTGGTTCCCACGTAAAAGGAGAACGCGCCCGTCGTGTCGTTGGTGATCCAATACTGCTGGACCGTGGCAGGAACAATGATCGTGCAGTTACTCGTTAGCGTGCCGACAAAATTATACGCGATACGGTTGAGTTGCGAACCGGAAAGCGTGACGGTGCCGCCAGTGACGGAGATCGACGTGTAGTCGAAGGCGAACACCGCATCCTGCCCGAGGCCTATCGTGTACCAACTCGTGCCGTCGGTGATGATGCTGGCGCTGTCACCGGGTCGGAGCACCAGTGTGGCGGCGCTGTTGATCGTCTCCGTACCGGCCGGGTCAATCGTCAAGTCCCCGCCGCCCTCGTTGCGAACAAAGACAAAGAAGTTGTTGCCGGCGGATACGGCCGTCAGAAGGCTCAACGTGCCGGTGCCGGTGCCGGTCCACACGAACGCCCCTGCTCGATTTGAAGTGGCGGCGGTGGTGCTGGTAGAGAACGTGGTGACGGGCAGCGACTGCGACAGCGTCGAGCCGGTGACCGTGAGGCCAAAGCCGGCCAACGCCGACGGCTGCACCGTTGCGGTCGACGCGCCGTAGCGGAATACGCGCCACGTGCCGGCAGAGGTCGTGGTGGCGGCCAGATAGACTTGCCACTGCTCACCGAAGGCCACGGTGGCCAGCGTGTTGCCGTCAAAATCCTTGACGTAAAAGCTGTACGCGCCGTCGATATTGTTGAACAGGATCGTCTGGCCGGCTCCGGTCAATGTAGCGTCGGGCAACACAATGCTGAAGCCGGAGGCCGTTGGATCGACGTCAATGATACGCGCGGCAGGATCTTCTGTTCCCGAACTTTCGAGGGGCCACTCAAGCGGCGTGTCGGCGGTGAGGGCAATCGACAGATACGATACGTCCGAGGGATATATCGTGTTGCCGCCGAAGACATTAGTATAGGTCATGCTTCTTTCCTCACGGCTGCGCGGTCGAAGATCTTCGCCAAATCTTCGCCGTTGAGCATCGCGGCAGCGCGGTCGTAGAACTGCTGCCACGTGCCGATGCGCTCGTCATTCTTCAGGAACGGCGTGGCCTCAAGCAGGGTGCCGTACAGGATAAGCTGCGGCGCGTACTCCGTCAGCCAGTTTGTCTGAATGGTGTCGTCAAGCAGCGGCGGCAACTCGTAGTACATGATCTCGATGGGGTTTGCCTCGGCGGGTGTCGGCGACAGCAGCCAGTTGTTGTAGTTGTAGTCGGCGTAGAAACGCGGCGTCTCCGTCTGGCTCTCGTCGGGCCAGTACGCGCGGCAATACTCATAGTCGCGGCCGAACAGCATGGTGCGGTTGACCAGCGACGTGCCCGTGCCGATGTTGATCGAGATCGTGTCACGCCAGCGGTCCGGCTTGGCGTAGACGGACTGGCCGACTATCAGCGTGTCGGACACGACGGCGATGAAACCCTGCACCTTCAACTCGCGGGCAATACGGCGCTCGGCGAGGTTGATCAGCCGAGGGATTTGCTCAAAGACAACCGGATCTGAGGCATAGGTCGCGCCGCGCTCAAGATAGCGCTGTACGTCCTGCTTCAGGGTATCGAAGGTCATCGTCGTGGCCATGGCGCACCTTATATCACTTTTGAGGCAGTTTACCAGTCTACGTCTGCGTCGGACAGTCCTTCTCACACAGGCAGACCCACTGGCTGTTGTGTCTCTCGATTGCCGCTACCGTCTCCGCCGTGTCCTTGGCGGTGTCGTAGCCGAGGGGCCGCGCAATTGCGCAGTAGCTATTTACGGGCGCGGTCGAAACGGTTGCGCAGCCGCTCAGTGCGGATAGGGTCAGGCACAGCGACAGCCGCCTCGCCCACGTCGATTTGCCGCTGTATGTCATCCGCCGCCTCCTTGGCTGCCTCCTGCCGTCCCTGCTTCTTCCACTGCTCCCTGTCGAGGAGGGCGCAGAGCCTCTCAACAAGAGCCAGCAGAGACGACAGGAGCCGTATCACTTGGCGCGTTCTGCCAGCAGGACGGCGGCCAGCCCGGCGACGCCGGCGATGGCAGTCGAGATGGCGCTGTACAGCTCGCCGGAGACGCCGAGCGCCAGTGCGATGACCGACAGGCCGGCGTAGGTCGACGGCTCTTTCAGGCGCGTCAGAATGAAGTTCACGGTGGACATATGAGCCTCCTATTGCTCGTTGGTGGAAACGGTGCCGATCTTCAGCTGCACGGGCTTGCCCAGCACAGGCTCACCCCTCGGCCAGCGCGACGCGAGCAGGCGCGTCTTGCCTAGCTTCATGACGCTGACCTCGTTGTTCTGGTTGCCGCCAAGGACGAAATAGTGGCCGGCATCCTCGCCGGCGTAGAAGCCGACGTGGCCGCCGCCTTCCCGGTCAAAGACGAGGATGGCGCCCGGCGAGAGCGCGTCGGGGCGGAGCAGCGCACCATAGTCGCTCCACGCCTTCGCGCGCATATACAGCTTGGGATACGGAAGACCCGCCTCCTTGATGCAGTACGCCACGAACACGCCGCACCACGGCGTCTCGTCTTCGCGCCACCACGCCTTCAGCGTCCCCAGCCATCCGAGGATCGTCGGGTTATGGCGCGGGCCGGGGACTTCCTTGAGGCCGCGAAACAACGTGGCGGTCTTCATCCAACGGGGGAGGGGTGCCGTCATCAGCTATTCCTTCTGCCGCAGGAACGTGAGAAAGTCCGCCGCCATCTCGACGTTGTCGAACGCCTGCACCAGCGGGCGCTGGCCGACGCGGGGCGTCACGATTGTCACGACGGACTGCCCATCACGCTGCTCCGTGAACTGCCCCTTGAGGGCGTAATCGTCAGCGTCCTTATACCCTCTCGCGCGCACAAGGCAAGCGCGGCGACCGCCGGGCAGCTCGACATTGCCGGTGGCAAACGTGTGAATGTGAAAAGCGGCGTAGATGTCCGCATGTTCGTCCATCATTGCCGCACGCTTGAGGCCGTGCAGTTCGTTGTAGATCGACGAGCCTTTGAAGTTGTGACGCGCCCACACCGTGGCGTCCGCGCCGTCCGGCGACACTAGTTTCAGTTTGGCGTCCCAGTCGCGCATCAGGATGCGGTTGGTGTTGAGGCCCTCGAAGATGCGCTTGCCGGTATTCCACGTGTCGTGGTTGCCGAGTAGCCAGAGCAGCCACCGGACACCCAGACCCTTGAGCAGCCACTCGACCAGTTCCCAGCCCTCGGACACCGTGGCAGACTGCTCGCCGTAGAGGCGCTCAAGCCGCCCGACCCAGTTGTTGATGCTGTCGCCGCCGTTCGCGCCGTACATGCCATCGGTCTCGGCGCAGATGCGCGCGTGGCGCTCAACGCTGTCGAGGTCGCAGAACGGGTCGTCGAGGTGCGGGTCGCCGAACCAGCAGATGCCGTACGGCCCGGAGATCGGCACGCGCACAGTCTGCCACGACGCCGCGCGGGCGTGGACAATGCGCAGGTTGTTGCGCGTCTTCATCGTTGCCAGCCGCTCGTCGAATGGCAGATCGGACGGCGGAAGCTCTTCGGCTACCGTCTCTTGGTGCGCCAAACCGGCGGATAGGTAAGCATGCCCGAAGGTGCGGCGAACGGCCTTGACGATGGCGTCGCGGGAGCAGTTCAATCTGGCAGCCGCTGCGGTTTGATTGCGGCCACACGCCTCCCACACAGCGATCCGCTCGGCGTCGATGGCCGTGAGGTCGGTGTTTTGATTGGCCATCAGTTTAGCTTCAGAACGATGGCCAGCAGCAGTGCGATGATGAAACCCGCGACGCCCAAGCTGACGGCCTCCAGCCGCTTCAGGCGGGCGCACAGCCCCTCGTAGCGCAGCGCACACACTTCCTCATGGGTCTGGAGGCGCGCCTTCGTCTCGTCGATCTCGGCCATGTTGTGGTCCGTTACTTGAGATTGCGGAGTTTGTAGATCGCCGACAGGTAGACGCCCGTCAGCGTGTCGATGAGGTTTGCCACGGCGCGGTTGCCTCGGCAGATGCCCTCGTGGTTCTCCTCGATCCACGCGGCGTCGACCTCGAGCAGCTTCAGGACGTCGCCCTTCGGCGTCTCCGGTCCCGGGATGTTGCCGATCAGTTCGAACGCGCCCTGATACGCCTCGACGAGGGGGTCCACGGCGTCGATGACGCCGTCGTAGAACTCACCCAGCGCGATGTGCTTGGCGAAGCTGCCGTCGCCCTTGGCGCGCCAGTGCGCGAAGTGTGCGGCGTTGCGGGCGTAAAAGACGCGGCTGATGAGCTGTTCGATCATGCGATGCCTCTCGCGGCTTTGAGGGTGGCGACCTCTGCGCTCAATTCCTGAATAGCCCTGACCAACACGGGCAGCAGCTTGCCGTAACCCGCCTCGAGCTTGTCGGGGTTAATGTCGTAGACGAGGCCCGGCAGATCGACGCCGGTGCTGGCCATGGCCGCCTGCAGATCCTGCGCAATGAAGCCGGTGTCAGCCTCACCAACCTTGCCGCCGTCGCGCATGTCCCACGTGAAACGAACCGGACGCAGCGCATTGACGAAAGCCAGACCAGCGTCAAGATCAGCTACGTCGCTCTTGTCTCGCGCGTCAGACAGACTGGTGATCGTCGTGACTTGGCAGCGCAGCGTCGCGATGCTGCTGTTGCCGATGGTAGCTTCATTGTTGACGTTGTTAGCGGTGGCGTCTGCGGTGTTACCGATGACAATGTTATTGCTGCCCGTGGTGATGCTATAGCCTGCCTGATAACCGATAGTCGTGTTGCCTGCGCCCGTGCTGTTAAAACGCGATGCATCGTTGCCTACGGCCGTGCAGTTCGCGCCTGTTGCAGTGGTAAGCGCGTACCCGCCTACGGCAGTATTGTAGTTCCCGCTGACATTGTTAAACAAGGCAGAAATGCCGATGGCGATGTTACTGAGGCCGGTGGTGTTCCCAAACAATGCGCTGGCACCAATGGCGGTGTTATCGCCGCCGGTTGTGTTGCTGCCTAGCGCATTTGAGCCAACAGATGAGTTGGCCGCACCAGTAGTGTTGGCGTCGAGCGATCCCCTCCCAACAGCAGTGTTGCTGGCGCCTGTCGTGTTGGCTTTGCCCGACTGATATCCGACGAAGGTATTACTCGCGCCAGTCGTATTGAGGCCAGCTTCAAAGCCAAGCGACGTTTCAAACGGGGTTGTTGACTGCGTGACGCCGGACAGTGACACGCCGGCAGCGGCGCTTGTCCACGTCGTCCCGTTCGATGTCAGGATGTTGCCATTGGTTCCGGGCGCGACAAACTGCACCGCGCTGGTGCCATTGCCGAGGATGACGTTGTTGGCCGTAAGCGTCGTGGCTCCAGTCCCACCCCTAGCAACGGTCAGCGTGCCGCCGGGGCCGATAGACACGACGCTGCCGGTGGAGTTCTTGAAGTACAGTTTCTCGTCGGCGGTATTGAGCGCCAACTCGCCAACGGCCAGATCACCAGCCAAAGGAACGACGCCCGGCGTAGCCGAGCGGTAGAGTTGTATGGGCGTAAAGCCACTGGCCGCCATTAGAATATTCCTCCGTTAGCGCGGCGGACCATAGCCGAAGATCGGTGCGGCGGCAATGATAGTGCGGCGTTCATGGCTGCTCGGGCCACACGATGTTGAACGGATCGGTTTGCGTCGGGACATTCCTCAACGCCTGCCGGTAAACAGCCCATGCTACTTGGTCAACAGGTGCGTCGGCTACCTGCGTCCAGTCGCAGGCTGCGAGGCGTGCGTTGCGGTCGCCTCGGACAGCACCCCACTGCTGGTCAATGTCCTGCTGCGTATACGGGGTAAGTGCCCAGCGTTCCTGCCACACGCCGTCCACCAGTTCGGGCGCAATGCGCTGCGCCACCATGCCAGTGGCCTCCGGCGGCGTCGTGTCCTGCACCGGGTAGCAATACCAGTCGCTGCCGTCGAAGCCTGCCATGTCACGCGGGAACGACGTGCCGGGGTTGGCGCGCGTCAGGTCAGTGAGCGTGTAGGGGTAGACCGGATCTTCACCCGGTACGGTCAGGATGTAGAACATCAGCCCTCCAACTGCTTGGCGATCACGTCGCGCATGATGATTTCCTTGCGCTGTTCGATGATGGACGAGGCCAGCAGGTCAGCGAGACGGGCGCGGAACTCTTGGATGGCCGCGTCGTCTGCGTAGTTGGTGTCAATCTCCGCAATCGCCAGCGTGTAGTTGTCGATATTGATCTGATGCTGGAACACCTCGGCTTCACGGTGAGCGAGGGCGGGGGTGAGGATTTCTATTTTGTTCATGTTATATTGCTCCAAAAGCTACGCTGTTACATTGGAACGGCGGCAGCGTTGCCGGATCAGTAAACTTAGTTCCAAAGCCACTGCCGCTCCACGGGTAGGCCGTGACAAATGGGGACACTTCGTGCCCTACGGCGATGGCGTCGCCAGCGGGGGAGAACGCTACGCCACGGCCATTGCCAGTTGGCAGCGTTGCCGGATCAGTAAACTTAGTTCCAAAGCCGCTGCCGCTCCACGGATATGCTGTGATGAACGGCGTAGAGGTGTGCGCTACGGCAATAGCATCTCCAGAAGGAGAAAAGGCCACGCCGTCGCCTTGCCCGGCAGGCAACGTCGCTGGGTTGGAGAACTTCGTTCCAAAGCCGCTGCCGCTCCACGGATAAGCGGTTATGAATGGGGATGTGCTGTGCGCCACGGCGATGGCATTACCGGAGGGACTGAACGCTACGCCACGGCCAGTGCTTGCAGGCAACGTTGCTGGATTGCCATACCTTGCAATAAAACCACTGGCCCAAAGATAGGTTGAGATGAATGGGGATGTGTTGTGTGCCACGGCGATGGCATTACCGGAGGGACTGAACGCTACGGCGTTGCCAGTGTTAGTCGGCAACGTTGTTGGGTTGGAGAACTTAGTTCCAAAGCCGCTGCCGCTCCACGGGTAGGCCGTTACGAATGGCGTCGTACTGTGCGCTACAGCAATGGCGTTGCCAGCGGGGGAGAACGCTACGCCACGGCTATTGCCAGTTGGCAGCGTTGCCGGATCAGTAAACTTTGTGCCGAAGCCACTGCCGCTCCACGGATATGCTGTGATGAACGGCGTAGAGGTGTGCGCCACGGCGATGGCGTTACCGGATGGGCTAAACGCTACCCCAGTGCCTTGTCCAGTTGGCAGCGTTGCCGGATCAGTAAACTTCGTTCCAAAGCCACTGCCGCTCCACGGATATGCTGTGATGAGTGGGGTGCTGACGTGCGCAACTGCTATATACTGCGCCGCAGTCGGCGTGGCAGTTGCCCCTTTGAGTCTCTGTGACAGCATCAGGCGTCACCCACTCGCGCGCCGTAGATCGTCGTGCCAACCTTCCACAGAACGATAACCGTATAGCCCGTAGTCGCCAGCGTCGGCGCTACACCGCCGTTGGTTTCCCAGACCACGCCAAGCGTCGTCCACGTCACCGTGTACGCCGTGCCGTCATCGATCATCAATGTGATCGACTGCCCTGCGGCCCAGTTCGCTTGCGTGGGAGTGCGGCTTGCGCCCAGCGTCCATGTCTGAATGCTACCATTATTTGGGTCAAGGACGGCACCCGCAGCGTCAACAACAGCAAAAACGGTCTCGGTGTAGCTGGTCAATGTCTTGTTCGTGAGGGTCTGCGTGTCAGTGGTGCCGACAAAGTCTCCGGTCGGATTGGTCTTGACCGTGAACGCCGAGGTGCCATTGCCAATAACGACGCCGGTCAGCGTTGTTGCGCCCGTGCCGCCGTTTGCCACAGGCAGCGTGCCAGACACTTGCGATGTCAGTGAGACACCCGACAGCGTACCGCCGAGCGTGAGACTGCCGCTGCTGGTGACGGTGCCGGTCAGCGTGATGCCGTTGACCGTACCCGTGCCGCCGACAGACGTGACGGTGCCGACACCTTTGCCGTTAAATGTCGCCCAGTCAGTGCTGGTCAGGTAGCCGCTAACGAGCGCGGTCGCCGCTGCCATGCTGATCGCTGGCGTTGAGCCGCCGCTCGACACGACGGGCGCGGTGCCGGTGACGCTGGTCACAGTGCCTGTGGTCGGCGTTGTCCATGTCGGAGCACCTGCCCCGGCGGATGTGAGCACTTGGCCAGACGTTCCCGCTGTGTTTACCGCGTAAGCCGTCCCAGTGCCGTAAGCCACGCCGCCCGCTGTTGGGGTGGCAGTGCTATTGGTGCCGCCGTTAGCGACGGGCAGCGTGCCACTGACGTGCGTCGTGAGACCGATCTTGCCGTAAGCCGGCGCAACGCCCACGCCGCCAGAGATCAGCGCATTGCCCGTGGCGACATCTGCCAGCTTGGACAACGCCGTCGTCGTCGAGGCGTACAGCAGGTCGCCGACGGCGTAGCTGGCCTGTCCCGTGCCGCCGTTGACCGCGACAAGCGTCCCCGCCAGTGAGATTGCGCCGGCCGTGGGCGTCGAGGGCGTCAGGCCCGTCGAGTTACCAGAGAACGATGTCACGCCGCCCACGCTGCCCGTCAGGGTGACGAACCACGCCGTGTAGGTGCCGGAACCCGCCGTGCCATCGACGAGGACGGTCATGCTCGTGCCGCTGTACGCGGTGATCACGCCATCCATGTAATTCACGGAGCTGTTGACCAGCCGCACGCGATTGCCGACGATGAAGGCCGTGTCGGTGGCGTTCGTGTTGACCGTGAATGTCCTCGACCCGGTGCCGACCGTCAGCGAAGTTAAACTCTCGACGCCGGCATAGCCGAGGCCCACCGGAGCCGCAGCCACGGCAGTGAAGATGATGCTCGGCACAACCGGGCTGACGGGCGTCGTGCCTGCGGGGAAAGATGCCACGGCCAGTGACGTATCATCCGCCGACCAGATAAGCTCAATGTAGTCACTTGCAGCGAGAGGCAGCACAAAGTTCACAGTGCCGATTATCGCACCCTGCACTGAGCCAAACTTGCCCGGCACCGTAAACTTGCTGTCCGTGGCGGTAACATCTGCGCCGTTCTTGCGTATCCATATATTTGCTATGTGCGCGGTATTTGAGTTGTCCGTGTTCGTAAGCTGCGCGGAGAATGTTAGGCTGTAGACGCCCGCGTGAATGAACGTCACTTGCGAGCCGCTGACGACAGTTACGCCGTTATTTTCCACGTCGGCGCTGTTCAATGTCAGCGTGTACGCGGTGTTGATAGCTGCCGCAGTCTGCGTCGTGGTATCCCAGAACGAACCCCAGTACGCCTCAGTGCCAACCGCCAGCGACGCCACGGGCGTCCACACAGGAGGCGCTGCGCCGCCCGAGGTGAGGACGTAGCCCGCCGGCCCGGCGGCGTTGACGACGATGGCCGTGCCGGTGCCGTAAGCCACGCCGCCGGCAGTTGCCGTGGACGTGCTGTTGGTGCCGCCGTTGGCCACGGCCAGCGTGCCGCCAAGCGTGAAGGTGCCGGACGTCGTAATGGGGTTCGTCGTGTCGGACGTGGCTGTGAGGCCCGTGGTGCCGCCGGAGAGGCCGACACTCGTCACCGTGCCTGTGCCCCCGCCGCCGCCAGTGGCGGCGATAGTGACGCTGCCGGGGCCGTTGGTGATCGTGATGCCCGAACCTGCCGTCAGCGTCGCCTTGGCCAGCGTGTTGCCCGTCGTGTTGCCGACTAGCAGTTGCCCGTCCGTGTAGCTGGTCTGGCCTGTGCCGCCGTTTGCCACCGCCACGGTGCCGGTCACGTTGGCCGCTGTTCCGGTCGTGTTCTGGTTTAGCGTCGGCACGTCCGCCGCAACAATGGCGCGGAATGTTGGAGCACCCGCGACGCCATTCGGAGCCGCAAGGAACGTGTTCGCCGTCTGCGAGGCAAAGTTTGCTGGTGTGACTGCGAGCGTACCGCCCAGCGTGAGACTGCCGCTAGTAGTGACGGTGCCGGTCAGCGTCAGGCCGCTAACCGTGCCGGTGCCGCTGACGCTGGTAACGGTGCCACCGCCACCACCGCCGCCAGTGGCGTTGATCGTGATTGTGCCGCTGCCCTGCGATATGGTGATGTTGCTGCCGGCCACCAACGTTTGCCAGAACGGCGCGCCCGAGCCGCCGGCCGAGGTGAGCAGTTGCCCGGCATTACCTGCCGTGGTCTGGTTCAGGCTGTCGTTATCGGCGTAGATAACGGCACCGACGACGGGGGAGATTGCGTCGCCGGTGCCACCACGGCCCAAGGGGAGCACTCCTTGGGTTTCCGTGGTATCGGTCAGGTCCACCGCAGGGTGGACGTGATCTTCCCGCGCAGCCAGCAAACCGATCCCGGCAGAGGCAGCACCCAAGGGTTCTGGCGTCGCGTTCGACGGGTCGAGCGCGAGCGTAATGTTGCTGTTGAGTTGCCCGCCGCCGGTCAGGCCGGCCCCGGCAGACACCGTGCGGCTGGACGGCACGTAGTTGGCCAGCACGACGGGCGTGTCGACAATGGCCGTGACGCGCCCAGTGGCGTCAATAGTGACGGCCGGGATCGTGTCCGCGCCGCCGTAGGTGTTGGCGACGACGCCCGTGAA